TGAAGGTTCTGCATCAAGATTCTTCTATTGTCCAAAGGTTTCAAAGAGTGAGAGGAATGATGGATTAGACCACCTACCAACAAAGAAAACTTCAAGTATGTCTGGTCGCAGAGATTCACATGACATGGAGGGTTATAGTATAGATAATGATGTTACTGGAAGATTCGTAACAGAAAGAAAGAATATACACCCAACAGTAAAACCAGTTGAACTAATGAAATACCTTTGTCGAATGGTTACTCCGAAAGGTGGTATAGTCCTCGACCCTTTTATGGGTTCTGGTTCAACTGGAATAGCCGCTAAAGACGAGGGATTTGATTTTATTGGAATCGAAATGGAAGAAGAATATTTCAATATTGCTTCTTCTCGGATAGGGTCGAGTTCCCCTTTAATGGATTTCATGTAAAACTTGACTTTATGAGTCAAATAGAGTATAATATACAGTAACAATTAATATAAGGATTAGATAATGAAGCTTAGTAATGAAACAAGAGAAGTCTTAAACAACTTCGCTGGGATAAACCCCAATTTGGTACTTGAAAGTGAAAACTTTGTTAGGTCGGTTTCGACTGCAAAGAACCTTTTAGCAAAGGCAACGATTAAAGATATATTCCCATATAAGTTTGGAATATATGATTTGACCTCGTTCCTTGGCAGTTTAGCAATGTTCGAAGACCCCGATTTGGAATTTGACAAAGATGAGAAGTTTGTTAAGATTAGTGGTAATGGTCAAACCTTGAAATATCGTTTTGCAGATATAAGCAATCTCATAACTTCTGATAGAGATGTACAAATGCCCGACACGGACATTTCATTTACCTTATCCAATTCAGATTTGCAGACAATCAGAAAGGCTTCTGCAACATTACAGGCAAGTCACCTCATAATTAAAAAGAATGATGATGGTCATATTGTTGGTGTTGTAACCGATACCAAGAATCCATCTTCTAACGAATTTACAATAGAACTTAAAAATTCTGTTATAAATACTTCTGAAACCTTTGAATTTGTGTTTGATATAAACAATTTCAAGTTCATAGTTTCAGATGAATATAAATTTGAAGTGAGTTCTAAATTGATTTCATCTATAACGACACCTAATATAACTTATTGGGTAGCATTATTAAAAACCTCAAAATATGGAGAATAAGTAAAATGGCAAATGAAACAGACCAACAACCAGAAGCAGAAGCACCACAACTATCATTACACGATATAGCTTCTACTATTAAAATTATTGACGTGGTATCTAAGCGTGGAGCATTTGAAGGCGCCGAGATGGAAGATGTCGGTACGCTTCGTAATAGACTTGTGGCTTTTTTAGAAGCTACTCAACCAGCTGAAGAAGTTAAAGAAGAAACACCCGAAGAAGAAACACCCGAAGAAACATTACAAGGCTAATTAAATGTGAAGTATTTTGATAATGATGAGGAACTGAAAGAATTCATTGAGTATTTTAAAAATGAATTACCAGAGAACCCACATCATTATCCACTTAAAGTAATGTTCCTCGTTAAGTGGTGGAAAGGTATAGTTATAAGAAACAAATTACATAATGGAGAAAGTGAATGAAAGAATTCTTATGGGTAGAGAAATGGAGGCCTCAGAAAATCGAGGACTGCGTTCTTCCCGAATCCCTAAAAAATACCTTTAATGAAATAATCAAAGGGGGCGAACTCCCCAATATGATGTTTACTGGTACTGCTGGTAATGGTAAAACAACCGTTGCTCGAGCATTATGCAATGAACTTGAATTAGACCATATCGTTATAAATGGTTCTGAAGATGGCAACATTGATACCCTTCGTGGTAAAATCAAACAATTCGCAAGTACGGTATCACTATTAGGTGGATATAAAGTAGTTATCTTAGATGAAGCTGACTACCTAAATCCGCAATCTACACAACCTGCCCTTCGTGGGTTTATCGAAGAATTCTCAAGCAATTGCAGGTTTATCCTTACGTGCAATTTCAAGAACCGTATTATCGAACCATTGCATTCTAGATGTTCTGTCTATGATTTCAATGTATCAAAAGGTCAAATCCAAAATCACTTGAAAGCAGATTTCTTAAAACGGATTTGGCATATTCTGGAACAAGAGAATGTAACTTATGATAATCATGTTTTGATGGAACTAATTGTGAAATACTTTCCAGACTTTAGACGTATCATAAACGAATGTCAAAGATACGGAATGTCTGGAACTATCGACGCAGGTATCTTAGTAACTATCTCAGAGGAAAACGTCAAGCAATTGATGACATATCTAAAAGAAAAAGACTTTAAGGGTATGCGTAAATGGGTAACTGATAATATGGATGTGGAGTCGGCAAAACTCTTTAGAATGATATATGACAATATGAAAACGTATGTCGACCCCCACTCCATACCACCACTAGTTATAATCCTTGCAGACTATTCATACAAGGATAGTTTTATGGCTGACCACGAGTTAAATGTGGTTGCTTGTTTAACCGAAATTATGAGTCAAGTGAAGTTTATATGAGTCCATTCGATTACCTAAAAGCAATTAACTCGACCAAGAAAGATATCTTTGAATCGGAAAAGGATTACTCCCCGTTTATGATTAATAGAGGTTTATCCTATTTCCCGGACACCGTTTTATTTGCGAATGAAATGAATAAACACTACCATATCGATAACAGATTGCAGTTTGACTTTCTTATAAATATTATTAGGAAACGAAATCGTTTCTCAAAGTGGAATAAGAAATTCACCTCTAGTAATATAGACGCTGTTAAGAAATATTACGACTACTCTAGTGAAAAAGCACGTGATGTACTTCCGCTTTTAAGTAAAGAAAACTTAAAACATATAAAGGAAAGTATAAATTATGGTGGAGTACAATGATGACTTGGTTGATTGGAATCCTTCGCTTATGTTAGAGGTAACTTTATCCGAACCAGATGACTTTTTGAAGATTAAAGAGACATTGACTCGTATGGGGGTTGCATCTAAAAGAGATTCTAAACTATTTCAATCGTGTCATATCTTACACAAACAAGGCAGATATTTTATAACGCATTTTAAAGAGTTGTTCTTGTTAGATGGGAAACCGTCTAACCTCACAGAAAACGATATGATGCGACGAAATACTATCGTTACTCTATTGAGTGATTGGGGATTATTGACTACGGTATTAGAAATAGGTGAAACAGCACCATTAAGTCAGATTAAAATAATTTCACATAAAGACAAAGTTAACTGGGAACTTTGTCCTAAATATAATATAGGAATTAAGTAATGAGAAAGGATTGGATACCTCTCTGTTACTAAAGAATTTAGGATATGCCTTCGGGATATCTTAAAGGAACGGGAATATGATATTCCCACTTTTATAACCTTGCTATTTAATAGGAGGACATTATGTCACACTTAGCATTAAACTTTCCGAGGGAAACATTCTTCGGATTCGATTCACTTTTTAATACATTAGATAGAATCGAAAACACTCACAACGGTATCGCTAGAGGACAGGGATACCCACCTTATAACGTTGTCAAGAAAGATGATACTCATTATCTTATTGAAATTGCTGTCGCAGGATTCAATAAAGATGATATTTCACTTACTCTTGAGAAAGGTGATTTAACTATTGAAGGTCACAAACATTCTGAAGATAGGGATGATTACGTTCACAGAGGAATCTCTGCACGTAAATTCATTCGTAAATTCACTTTGTCTGATACTATGGTAGTTGTCGGTGCTGATATCGTCGATGGTCTACTTCTTGTTGGATTGGAAAACCAAATCCCTGAAGAAGATAAGCCACAGACTATCAAACTGGGTGAACTAAACAAGGGTGCGAAAAAACTCTTGCTTGGCTAAACTTTGCTAAGGGGGGTCAACACGACCCCCCTTTCTATAACTTTGACTTTCCCTAACAATTAGGGTATAATATATACTATGGAATTTTATACAAACGTCTATCGATACGGAAAGAATATCCGTTATATCGGATATAAAAATGGTAAGAGAGTTCAGACTTTAGTTCCTTACCAACCGACTCTGTATCTAGAATCTGACCTACCCAATACCACTTGGAAATCTCTCAAAGGTAAGAATGTCGAACCGATTGTGTTCGGTGATATGGCAGAGGGCACTCAGTTCGTTCGCAAGTATCAAGACGTGGAAGGATTTGATATATACGGCCAAACCAATTTCGCAATCCAATACATGTATGACAAATTCCCTAACAAGATTAAATGGGATAGAGAAGTCATTAACGTAACTTCAATCGATATCGAGGTTCGGTTTGAAGATGGATTCCCCCACCCCGAAGATGCAGACCAAGAAGTAACCGCAATCACATGTAAGAATAATATAGATGATACGTTCCATGTATTTGGTTGTGGCGATTACACTACACACGAACCAAATGTGAAATACACTAAATGCAATGATGAACGTGAGTTACTATCACGATACGTTATTCACATGCAAGGTGTTGATATTATCACAGGTTGGAACGTAAAAGAATTCGACATACCATATCTCGTTAATAGAATCGAAAAGATATGTGGTAGAAACATTATGAAGAAACTATCGCCATGGGGTGATGTTAAAGATGATACCCCCAAGTTCGGCGATAAGTTCTTCAAACCAAAACTACAATACAAGTTAGGTGGTATTACAATCTTGGAT